ATGAGTGCAGCCCGGCCCCACGCAGAACGACGGGTGATCGCTCCCGCGCAGGTCGCCGAGGTCCTTCCGGATCTCTGGGTCGCGAAGGATAAACTTCTCTGCCGGCGCGTCCGGGCACCGGAGATAGAAGTGGGAACCGAACCCATCCTTCCTCCCGGTCCGGACGACGAGGGTCTCGAACAGCCGGTCGAGGACCCCTAACTCCATGAGTCGGTCGGTCCTGTCCGCATCGAGGATACAGACCCCGCCCGCCGGCATCACGCCGTAGTTCCCGCCGCGCTCGATATGCTGCAGGAGCCGAGGATCGTCATACGCATAATTCGCCGTCGTCTGCCAGCCCTTCTCTATCGCCGGCTTGTCCCGGGCCTTGACCAGGATGAACCGACACTCGCGGAGCTGCTCCGGGATCGGCGATAAACCAGATGATGCTATATCAGATTTAGTCGCATCAACCTCGGCCGGTGCCGCATCCGGGCATTCCGCCGGACCTTCGGCCGCACTCGCTGCCAGGGCATCCCCCGTCTCCGGAGCGCCATCAGCGGGTGAGCCGTTGTGATTCGTCGTCGCATCAGTTTCCCCCGCCATGATCCGCTCGTATTCGGCACGAGGGATCATATGTCCCTGATACCAGGTCATCGGCTCAGGACTCATCGGCAATCACCCAGTGCGGATTATCTGTCCCGAACCGCTGCCAGTCGAGGAGTACCCGGGCGTCGACCTGGTCCACGGGGAGCGCCTGGTATCGCCCGGGTGCGAGCGGGGCCCACGCAGCCACCTTGGCACGGACGGCCCGTGCAGACCCTTCCCCGATGATCCTCGCGAGAACGCTGTCATAGAGATAATGCTGCCCGCCTCGTGGCGTGACGCCGAACGCTGCTAAACTCAGATCAGTTGAAGTCACTGGTTATCGCCTCTGGAAAGATCTGCGCCGATCCGGGGCGCGTCGTCAGCTTCGGGCACTGCAGGGCCTGCCGGAACGTCGTCCCGGAGAGCCCGCAGATCCGGATAGTCCGGTCGCGATACGCGCGGCTCGCAAGATCCGGGCACCCCACGCAATCGCTGACGGATGGCCGGGCTCCTCCGCGGATCCGGGCCGGGACGTAGGGGTCGCTCACGCGACCACTCCAAATGCCAGAAGGTTGGTGTTGCCGTCTCGGAGGCCGGAGATATATCGGCAGATCGACGGGTATCCCGTTTGCACCGATATCGGGCTCTCAATCGGAGCGCGATAGAACCTGTCCCGGACAGACCACTCGTCGGCTTCAGTGACTAATGAGAAGAACCCCCGAATCGCACCATAGGTTATCCAGAATATTCGGTCTGATAACTCTCGATCAACAAGGAGGTAGATGTCCTGATCCCGGTTCGACGCCTTGTCGACCTTCCGGGCAAGGAACGACCACGAGTGCCACCGTTTCGGGGGGAATGGATATTCCGCAAACACATCGTTGATCTTACACTCTACGTCGATCTTGCAGATCGATTTGCCGAAGGTCAACGAACGGCGATCAAAGGTGTGCACCATCACGTCCTGCGGGGAGTATTTGTCGCGGGCACTACCGACCGGCCGATCCGCCCGGACCCCTTCGTGGACGAAGAGGGCGTTTAACTTCGCCGCGACTACGAACTCAGGGTCGTGCGAGTAACCCTCGTTGAGCGACCGCCAGTGATTATTCCCCATCGGCAACCCGCCCCCGGACAATCTCCACATTCATCGGGTCGATATCAAATCCGATCGCCTTCCGGTTGAGTTTCTTTGCCATCGCAAGGACCGTGCCGGACCCCATGAACGGGTCGAGGACCGTGTCGCCAGGGTCAGTGAATGGCTCGAATATCTGCCGGAGTTCATCTTCACCCTGTTGCCACTCGTGCGCGTTTTTCTCTCTCCCGCTGCCGAGAATAACGTCGCAGAAATATCGTTTCGATTGCATCCGGGGGGGTTTCTGGAGGATAAGAATCGGCTTGAACCCGCAGGTGACAGACCGCGCATGAACGGCCTTTGTCGTCCCGGCGTGCTTCAGGCACGCTATCCAGTAGAAGTCGAGGTGTCGGCACATCTGGTCGAGGATCTTGTCGAGGTGGATGTGGCCGACGTACGTGACCAGGAACCCGCCGGGTTTCAGGACATGGGCGGCAGCCTTTGCGAACCCCTCGTAATTATCCAGCCATTCATTCACATACGGGGGATCGGTGATGATGCAGTCGACGGTCCCGGCCCCTATCTGGGGGTAGTCCTTGAGGAAATCCCCGTGATGAACCTTGATCGTGTCCGGGAGTGCTTTGACAACCTTCGCCTTCTCCACGAGTTCTTCCCGGCGCTTCTGGAGGGTCTCCTCGCGTTTGATCTCGTTGTAGACCTTGTTGATCGTCAGGTCCCCGCGCCGGAGTTTCTCCTTCACCTCCTCCGGTGCCTTCTGCACGATCTTCTCAACCCGGGCGATGGTGTTGTCAGATACTCCGGCGATCTTGGCGACCTCCGCGCGGGTGTCGATAGGGTGGACTTTTGGAGAATTCTCCAAAAGTCCACTTTGGTACTGGTTACCGAAGTATTGCGCCTGGTTCTCCCTCGCCTTCGCCGCGATGATATGTTTTCTCTTCAGGGCGAGTTCTCCCCGGATGAATGGAGTGAGGTTTCGCCGTGAGAACTGGTTGTCGATGATCCAGA